GGAATTTACCGGCGTTGGCACCGGCCTCGACCAGGTCGATTTCATAGGTGCCTTCCTGCGCATCCGCGGCATAGGCCGGAGTAGCCTTGGTGAGAATGCCGTCGCCCGTGCCGGTAAAGGCCGGAGCGCCGACAGATACGGCGCCTGCGTTGGCCTTGATCAAACCCAGCACAGTACCGGCCGCGAGAATGCCGGCGCCCGATAGGATCGTAATATTTTCGCGCGAACGATTGCCGGCCGCCTCGCTCAGAACGTGTTCGCCCGCGTGACGGGCCTCGTTGAGTACAGTCATTGCAGAAATCCTCCGTCAAGTGGGGAGAGTCCGATCAAAGATGATCTGTGATTGCCGGCGCGATCAGATCGCGGCGCCGACCCGCGAGAGCGCTTTATCCCAAGATGAACTGGTGGCCGCGCGGTCGCTGCCAGATGGCGGCGTGCGGGCGCTGATCGCCTGCTTGTCGGACACGGCGACGACATGCGCCAGAACAAGCCCGCGCACGGTCTCAAGCGACGAGCCTGCGGCGATATGCTCGGCCGCGAAAGATTCCGGCATCTTGTGCTTGATCGCCAAAGTGCTGATTTCGCCGGCGCGGGCGCGTTCGGCCGTCAAAGCGGCGGTATTGACCGCCGCAGGATCGGGCGCGGCGGATTCGGAGACGGCGGCCGGGGCGGCGGAGACGGCGGGCGCGGTCGACTCGGTAACGGCGGCATTGGGATTGTCCGACATAAGAACTCCTTTTTTCTGCCCCGACAGGGCATCGGAAGTGGAAAACAGCACGTCCTCGAACGTGCCAACGGCATCGGCCAGGCCGGCGGCGACCGCGTCCTGACCATTGAACACGCGCGCCTGGGTATTGCGCACGGCGGCGGCCGACATCTTGCGGCCAGCGGCAACCGTCTCGACAAACTGGCGATAGAACGAATCGACGCCGGCCTGCATATCCTCGCGAACCGCCGCCGGCAGCGGTTCGAACGGATTGCCGTCGACCTTGTGATCGCCGGCGAAAACCAGCGTCGGTTTGACGCCTTCGTTTTCCAGCCACTGCGAATAATCCAGATGCATCAGCACGACCCCGACCGAACCCGACAGGCCGGTCGGCAGCGTGACGATGCGCGACGCGCCGGAGGCGATCGCATAGGCCGCCGATGCGGCCATGCCGTTGACAACCACCGTCACCGGTTTGTTTTTGGCGACCTCACGCACCACGGCGGCGGCCTCGAAACAACCGACCGCCTCGCCGCCGGGACTTTCCATGTCGAGAATGATGCGGGTAACCTGCGGATCGGCGGCGGCCATCCGCATCTGATAGGTAAATCCTTCATACGAAATCAAGCCGCTCGATGCGCCGACCCACGCGCCACGGTTAACCCATTCGCCGATCAGCGTCATGATCGCGGCGCCGTCCGCGGTGCGGCGATAGGGCAAAGGGCTGCCATCGGCGGCGCGCGGATAGTCGCCATAAAATCTGGACACGCGCGGGCTGTGCGCCTCGACCGAACCATCGGCGCGGCGCACGGCCTCGAAATATTGCCGTGTTTCACCGGCGTCATTTTCCGATGACATACGGCCCTTGCCGGCGCGCAAATCCGACATGCGCGACAGCAAAAACGAGCCGATCGACGCGGCCTGCGCGCGCTCCAACAACAGCGGCTGATTGAAAAAGCGCGATACAACGTGACGATATTCGATCATGCCGTTTCCTCTTGCGCCTGTTCTTGCTGCGGCGGCGGCTGTGACGTAGACGCGGTTTTCGGCGCGCCCTTAATACCCTTCGCCGCCCGGCGCGGGTCGGTATCCAACACAATGCTGCGGCGATCGAGTTCGCGCATCCATTGCTCGATTTCGTCAAGCTGCGTCACCGGATCGAAACCCCATCCGGCGACGAATTGCGCCCATGTCAGGCGGCCGGAACGCACCGCGAGAATATCGGCCTGCAATTCCTTGAGCGGATCGATCGGCTCCCAAGCCGGCATGATCCATTCCCAACGGTAAAAACCATTGGTGCGGCGCGGCGCCAGACCCATATCCTGCGCCGCGTCGATAAAGCGCGAACAGATAGGATTGAGCAGCATCGGCGCCAGACACAACCATTGAAACTGTTCGATGTCGCGCCGAAACTCGATCTTACCGGCCTTAAGCGACGAAAAATTCGCTTGACCAAAATCGCCGGTCAATTGGTCATAGGTGATACCGGAACCGGCGGCCAGCGTGAGCCAGGCCGAGCGCAGGACGGATTCAAACGATAGCGACGACGAGGGGGTGATCGCCGAGACTTCCTCGCCGCTTTCGCCGTAAATAATCGCGCCGGGCGATAATGTTTCAATCCTTCGCCGCGTGCCCGTATCGGTCGACGCACTACCGGCCAAAGTACGCGCGCTGTCGTTTGTCTTAACGAACGCAGTCAGACACGCCTCGATGCGCGCCTTGACGACGACCGCCTCCTCAAGATCGGCAATATCGCGGCCTTTGAGAATAACCGGCGCCACCCACGGCACGCCGCGACCCTGACCGATACGGTCCTTGCGGTAGAGGTGAAAAATATCGTCGGCTTCGACCCTCATGGCCGATCGCCGCAAACCGCTCACGATGTCGCCGGGGTGATCGGGATAGATATAATAGGCGCGGCGCTTGCCGTTGCGGTCGTATTCGATACCTTGATCGACGACGACCTCGCCGCCGGCAACCGCGCTCAACACGCCATCGCGATCCGGCGACAGATGATCCGGCTCCAATAACTGGACCTCGATCGGAATGCGGCGGCGGCCGGTCGGTTGCACGGTATTGATGCGAAATAAGGTCTCGCCGGATTCGACCGTGCAGTCGCAGGCCAGCGCAAAAAGACCGTTAATATTCAACTGGCCTTCGGCGTCGCTTTGCGTGGAATTGACCGCCCATTCGTTCCATAGATCGGATAGTTTTCGATTGAGCGACTTGTTGCTGGTCTTGAATACCGGTGTGATGCCATAGCCAATGGCGTGCGCCTTGACGGTACGCTTGATGCGCGCGCCCCACCATGTATTACGCATGATGTCGCGCGAGCGAGCGCGCAGTTGCGGTAGCCCGCTTCTAATAACGGCATTAGCTGAACCGCGCGAGGCAAACCACGATCCGGCCCTGCGGCCGACACTGGCGCCGTCATACCCGGAACCGTTAAGTTTGCTGATCGCAAGACGAGCGGCGGCGCGCCGCGCGCCCCACACCGGAGCAACGCCGGCAATGGCACGATCAAGAACATTCACGATGAAAAATTCCTAATCGCGACAGTGGCGGATATAAGAAACACGCGGCGGCGCAACCACAGGCGAAACCTCGGCCTGCATGTCGGCCAGCACCGAGCGCATGTCGGCCAGGCTGCCATATTTGACGCGGCGGCGTTCGGTGCCGGCGCCGAACTCGACCTCGCGCGCGCCGGTGGCAATCGCCGCCTTGAGCGTGTCGATATCAGTTTGCGTGTAGGCCATGCCGGTTTCCGATCAATGGCCGTCGCAGGCCGCGACGATACTCATGACCGTCAACGGATCGCTGCGCTTGCCGCGGCCGGTGGCGGCGACGAAAATGTCCTGCACGCGATAGGCTTCCGGCTCAAGTCGGCCGGCGCAGCCGTCGCCGGCCTTGCCGCTTTCGAACTGCATGAAATGCGTCAATTCATGCACCAGGATATGATCGTCGCGGCCGAGCATAAAATCGTCGCTCAGCATGATCGTGCCGCCAGCGGCGAGCGCGCCGATCCAGCCCTTGAGCGACGGCCGGTAATTGTCGCCGAAATACATGCGGTCAAGCTGTTCCTGCGCGTGGAACACGATGCGCGGCGCGGTTTTCACCTCGTAGCCGGTGACCATGCGCACGAAGTCGCTCAATTCGGCGATCCGCGCATCGAGCGCGATCCGGCCGGGGCGCGCCTGCGCGGACGGAACCATGACAAGCGCGGCGAGCGCCAGGCCGATCAGCCGGGCGGCGACGAATTTGAGCATCGGAATTTTTCCTTGCGTGCGAAAGACGCGCGGCGGCGAGCTACCAACAAACCGCCGCGCGCCCTCACGTCGCGTCTGCCGCGACATATCGCGACGCGCGACCATTGCGGCGCGCGTCGCGGAATGGTGAATCCAGTTATCGTTTCAGCCAGTCGCCGGTGTCACGGCCGATCCAACTGTCGCCGCCGCGCGGCCTGTCGGCATCGGCGGCCGGCGCCGGTTTTGCTTCCGGCGCCGGCCCACGGTCGACATCGCGCGCGGGGTTTATCGGTTTGTCGGCGGCCTGCTCGCGCTGCCATTGCGGCGTGAACAGATCGGCCTGCGAAAGTTCATCCGGCAAGCCGCGATGACGGGCGAGCGCCGCCCATTGCGCCGGCGTGGTCGACGACAGGCCGAGATATTCGGCCAGCGCCATGTTGCCGATGCGGCAATCGAGCCAGTGATTATTGCCGGTGTCGACCCACCGGCGGTTTGTCACGCGGCCCTTGACCTTGATGTCCTCAAGGTGTTCGTCGGTCAGTTGCTTGAAATAGTTTTCGTCGAGCCAGTCGCCGAAATGACAATAACCGTCCGGGTCGACCGGCTCGCCGGAGCGCACGCCGAGCTTATGCAGGTCGGAATAGAAGCCGCCCTTGAGCGGCCAGGTGCCGAGCGCCCACAGCTTGCAGCCTTGCTTGAGCTTGACGCCGGCGAGATCGATGTCGACCAGCGACGGCATGCCGATCGCCGGTTTCGACCAGCCATCGTCACCTTTGGTCGCCAGGATCAGATCGAGGCCGGTGTCGGGGTGCAGCCGTTGGTTCTTCCTCACCCACGAATAGACGATATGCGAACGATAACCGGAGTCGACGCCGAGCGCGTCGAGCTTGCGCATGCGTCCAAAAGCATCCGGGTATTCGCGATCGAGGACGCGCTTGCGCACACCTTCGAAAGCCGGGCCGTTGATGTCGGAGGTGTCGCCGTCGATATAGTCGGCGTCGACCGTCCAGGTCTCGCGGTTCGGCGCGACCGCTATCACCTCGTACCAGACGCCGCGCATCTGCACGTCGACAAAGGCGACCAGCATCAGGCCGCGCGGCGGAACGTGGCCGCGCGGATAAGGCTCGCGGCGTTCCATCAGCCGCTTGTGATCCGGCGCGTCGCCGCGGAACTTGTACGGCAGGCCCAGCACCACGTTGGAAAAGTCTTTTTTCGACGTTTCCGACTTTTGCGATTTCAGCCAGTCGTCGGCGATGTCGCCATAGCTCATCATCATCGAAATAAAAGCGTCGATGTGAAAGCCGGGCTGGCGGCCTAATTGTTCGTCCGGCGACAGCAGCGACAGCCACTCGCCGGCGCGCACCGCGACGACGCGCTCGGCCTCGCTGATATGGTGGCTACAGTGTTCGCACTCATAAACCGACTTGTGCGGATGCTTGGCGTCGACCTGGAACTGCGCGAACTTGTGAAAAAACAGCACGCCGCATTCCGGGCACGGCACATGCCAGAACTGTTGATCGGACGCCCGGAACGACCGGTCGATGCGGCAATGACCGTCGCCGGAGCCGTCATCGGTGCCGGTATCGACCTCCGGGGTCGAAATATTGAGAATTTTGTAAAGTTTCAGCCTTCGAAACGCGGTGAAGCGGCCGAAAAACAGGGTCTCGGGGTCGGCGTCATTCGGCAGCGTCTGCCACTTGCTGACCTCGTCCTTGACGCCAAAGCGCGGCGTGACCATCGACAGGTCCATGACCGCGTTTGAATTGGCCAGCGACAGGAAGCCGCCGGGGTATTTTTTTTCGTAAGTCGTCGAGCCGACGCCGGAGCGCGAGGTTGACGGCTGAATCACGGTGCGGCCGATATGCGCGTGCCAGGCGTCGATCAGCGGCTGCAACTTTTGACTGTTGAGCGTGCGCAGCGCGTCGAGGCCGGGAATGCCGTACAGCGTCGAGGCGCGGATGCGGTCGGCGATGTAGAGGCACCAGCCGAGCGCCAGGATCGAGGCGCCGGTCTGTTGCGACTTGCGGATCGTCACCTCGGTGCAGGGGTGTTCGATCGACAGGCATTCGGCCGGTTTGACCAGGTAAGGCGCGCCGGCCGGCGACCACAATTCGCCGGCATAGGCGCCGTCGACCAGCTTGATGTTTTTTTGCAGCCAGGCGGAAAACGAAACGTGTTCCGGCGGCTCGATCAGCCGCGACAGGCCGCCGAAAACCAAAGCATGAGGATCGGTATCTGCGGTCACGATGGCACCGGTTCGGCGGTCGCGACCTCCTTTGCGGCTGGCGCGGATGACGGGGCGACGCCGTTCAGGGCGTCGGCGATGTCCTGGCGCAGGCGCTGCGCTTCCTTGGTCAGCGCGACCCGCAAGCCGTGGCTGCCGTCGCGGGCGACCGCGGCG